ATCTGTGAAGCGCCGGGCCAAGGCGGAGCAGCTCGGGACAAGATCGAAGGAATTTCCTTCAACGATCTCCCCGCAGGGATTCAAGCCGCTCTGGTCGAACTTTTATCAAAAGCCAAGGCGGCGAAACCCGCCCCGACCACAACAGAACGTCTCGACCCACAAGTTGTTAGAGAACAGCGAATTGCTGAAGCCAGGGCCGCCCACATTAGCGACTGGCAAAAGAAATTCGACAATGCCAGCGAAGACGAAAAGCAAAAGATGCTCGAACGTCGCGAGCAGGCAGAACTAAGACGTTCTCAGGATATTTGGCGGGGCATCGTCTCTGACCACAAAGACATAACCCTAGCCAACAAAGTAATTCCCGCCGCTCGCCGCCCGCGTCGGATCGAAGTCATGGCGAACGGTGTTTCAGTCAGTTACAATCCACAAAAAGAAACTAATTCAAAAGCTCCCAAAAAGATCGGCGGAAAGATCCCAACTTCTGGCTCGTTCGATGACGCCATCGAGATTGACCTCTAAAGGACTCCAAACCATGAAAACCAAATCTGTAAAGCCGCCGTCGCCACGAACAACAGCTGCATTCTTGTTCCAATGCTATCACGACGGCCTCTATCTTCAAGAGGAGGTCCGGAAAGCTGCCAACATCATGCGGTGCGCTGCTGAGTTTGACAGACTCATGGAAGCCTATAAGCGGATACTCAAGTCGTGAATCTCACCGAACTCAAAATCAAACAGCCAATTCCAGGGCTCTGGACCATATTCCATCCTCGTTTCGGAACTTGGAAATGGGCCTTCGAGTCGAGAAAGGCGGCTTTAGAAGCCTTTCCAGAAGCCGCAATGTCGCGAAGAAACCTCTTCATCGACAACAAGACACTGACTCTGAATCTGAAACGCCACACGGCAAGACAAGTTTCCAGAAACTCCGTCATCGACATCGAGCTATAGATTCCATGTCCCATTTCTCCAAAAGAGATTACGAAACCCTGACAAAGATCTTGCAAAAAGGTCTAGTTCGGGCCAAAAACTCGACTTACTCCTGGGGACCGTACGAAGACGTGCTCCCCAACTTTATCGAATTTGTCAAAGACTTTGCGAAAGACCTGTCCGACCACGAACCCAACTTCCACCGGGAACTGTTCATTCACAACGTGCTTTGTTCTGACTCCAATTCCCATGATCTGAGTTCCTGCCCCTACAACTCTTAAACAAAGGTACGTGCAATGGCCGACCTAGAACGCCTCAAATCCCTCGAAGACAGCTTGAAACTGGTTTCGCTCTCTCCAGGCGATCCTTCGTGGAAACCAATTCCAGCTCTGACAGAAAATACCCGCTTCCTCATCAACGAATGGCTCCAGACTCTCGGCGTTTCCGAGCGCAAAACCATTTCCATGTCGAATGAAGGAGCAGTCAGGGCTCTCAGGGCCGGAAGAGCCTGGGTGACCAACAACATCGTCAACGAAGACTTGAACAAGCGTTTTGGAAACGTGCCAAAACGGCGAAAAAGTCAGGACATTAACATCGACCTGGACGACGAGATCAACGGTCTTTTAGACGAGGGAAGCGAAGTTCCGAGTCCATTTAAAGACCAGTTTCCTGAGCCTCCCAACACGGAGCAGAATCAGGACCAGAATCAGAAGCGAAATCTGGTCATCGACGAGCGCGCCATCGCCCGCGCAGCCGAGGCGGTCATCGTTCCCCGACTCAACAAAGCAACCCAAGACCTTCGACTCCAGGTCGATTCTCAGCTGAGTTCGAAGTTGCGCGAAGCGGTGCTGACCTTGTCCGAGGATATGAAATCCAAGATCGTTGGACTCGCGAGCGATGCAGGAGCAGAAGTTGCCCACGCAGTTGCAGAAGACATCATCAACAAGAACCTGCCGAGGCGGCTAGAAATAAAAATCAATAATAAAGAAATCATAAATCTCGACGCAGAACCAAGGCATGAAGCGTTTCCACGGATTCTGAAGCGGATCCTTCGCGGACAGCACGTCTACATGGTCGGCGGCGCAGGAACCGGCAAGACCCATTTGTTCAAACAGGTTTGTGTCGGAGCAGGCTATAACCTCGAAACCGAATTCTTCCCAATAGATCAAGCCCTGACCAAGTACGACGTAAAAGGCTTCAAGTCGCCAACCGGAGAATACATCGAAACTCTAGTTTACGAGTGTGTTCGAGACGGCGGACTGTTATGTATTGACGAAGCCGACATGTGGGCCGCCGCTGCCCTTGGAGCACTAAATTCCATCCTCGCCAACGACTTCGGCGCATTCCCCAACGGAATCCTGAAAGTTCACCCTCGGTTCAGATGTATTGTCGCCGCCAACACTTACGGACACGGCGCCACCATGCAATACCAGGGGCGAAACCCACTCGACGCAGCGAGCCTGGACCGGTTTGCCTATGAGGTCGTGGACTATGATCCGGCTCTCGAAATCCAAATCTATGGAAATCATCCCTGGATAAAGTACGTCCAGAAAGTTCGCGGAGCCATAGCTCAGTTAAGACTGGATCATATCGTCTCCATGCGCGCTTCTGCTCGCGGACTCCAAGACATCCGTGACGGTGACGGGGCCGACGAAGTCTGTAAAGCCCAACTCTGGCGCGGCCTCGATCCCGACACAGTTTCCCGCATAGTTAACATTGCTGGGAAATTTGAGTTACTTCTTCCTCCTGAGCAACCTGAGAACAGGACCCAGGATCAGGAGCTGGAGTTGGAGGGAGTAAATTGATGCCCCTAGACAACAAACCAGAACCAATTTCCTCCGATCCAGACCCACGCTGGGCACACAAGACGATCGGGGCTTTTTCTGACCTAACTTCCGCCGCTGCCTGGTTCGCCCTATTTGGCTGGCCAGAACCGCCTAACTCGGGCGGAGGTTCAGGTCAGGATCAAGACCAAGATTCAGAGGAGAACGAAGATGACTCGGAAGCACGAGATGCGGGAGAGAGCGGCGATGCCGAAGGTCAGGAAGTGGGGCCAGAAGAAGGAGAGGAATCTGACGAAGATTCTGATTCAGAAGCCGGCTCAGACCCAGATGATGGCGACCTCCCCAACGGCGATGAGTTCGACCCTGACTCAGAGTCTGAAACCGATTCTGAAGAAGATCTAGATTCCCAGTGCATACCAACAGAATCTGACTCTGAATCTGTATCTGAACCTGAAGGAAAAATCTCGGGAGGCCAGGACCCAAACCCTGACGACTGGAGCTGGACCTATTCGGAACGAAATTCTACCTGTGTTCATAGGGAATTTGATTCCTGGAGCAATTTCGTCAAATGCGTCTTGGACCAGAGTTTACGAACCTGGAAAAAAGAAAACTGTACCAGCCATGAAAGGAAAGATGAATCTTGGTTCGGAACCAAAACCTTCGACGAAGCGGTGACTATGGCCGTTTCAACCGGCTGGCCCGAGGGGCGAAAACTACTGACTGACAGTTTCGCCCGCGTATCTCCTCGGCCAACCTATTATCCAACCATCGAATTCTCCGTTGCTGGAGGATACCCAATCGTTCCAGTCTATTGTTCCGGTGATCCAAGCTGTATGGCTGTTGATCCTGGAGCGGACCATCGAACCTCCAAGCCAATCGTTCGAATTGACTACAACCACTGGATCAGCGCCTACGTTACCGTGAATGACATGATGCTTCGGGGCGCAGCGGTCTTGAGCCTCGCTTCTCGACTCGAAGCCCAAGGCATCTCAACCGAACTCCGAATCATCGGGAACACCAGGTCAGGCAGCAAAACTTGGCGCTATTCTATCGTGTATAAAAAGGCCGGCGAATATCTCGACATCGACCGGGCAGCATTTGCCATTGCCCATCCAGCGTCGATGCGAAGACTCGCTTTTGCTCTGTTGGAACAAACGAAAGAACTTGAATCAGACCTCAAAGGCTGGTACGGCATCCCAGTCCATGACCGCAACGACACCAATCCCAACACGATTTTCGTCCCCGGAAGTAAGGGTTCCGAAACCCCAGAATCCGCCAACCTCGCCGTCGAAGTTGCAGCAGAATCTCTTCTCAAATCCCTCAGAATGGAAAGACAGACTCCATGACCACCCGAATCGACGAACTCAAAACCCTAATTTCCCGGGCCGAAGAAACCGGACGTACGGATGAAGAAGCCGCTAGAATAAATCGGATCGGAACAGTCGGAATCGAAATCGTCGAAATCCTCGAAAAACACGACATCCGAACCGCTCACGAAATCTGCGAACTTCTCTCCAACCTGCTCGGAAAAGTTCTCTCAATCCACGGCCGATCGGACATGGAAGAAGTCCCAGAAATCTTCAACAAAATCCAAGCAACAATTCTCCTTCTGATCTTTCAAGGAAACTGAAGCCATGTCTGAAACTGAAGCCCCAGTGCCTGAATCTGAATCTGTATCTGTGTCTGAATCTGGGTTGAACCTCCGTCCTTGCGGGGAATGCTATGCCTGTTGTGTCGTTGTCGGCATTGAAGCCTTGAAAAAATACCCAAACCAATCTTGTTCCAAGCTCGACGGAACCGATCCGTGCAAACGATGCTCGATCTACGAAAGTAGACCTGTCGCCTGCTCTACCTTCGCTTGTGCCTGGAAATCCGGCCTGGGCGAAGACTTCATGAGACCAGATTTGTCCGGACTCATGGTAGCCTATTATCCCTCAGAAATAAATTTAAAAAAGCCTGAAGAACAAGTCGGGATACAGAATCTCGCGGTTACAATAATCATCATCGACCCGACGAAGGCCGGAACAACTATCGTTGGCAATCTCCGCGCCGTCCTCGACGCCTTGGTCGAACTCGGTTTCATGGACATTCGAGTCATTTCCTACGAAACCAAAAACGTAATCTATTTCCTCAACGGCGAAATCCGCTCGGGCAAACTTGCCGACGTAGAAAAAGGAAACTACGAAGGATTGAAATTCTTCCTCTATGACAGACTTCTCGGAACCTTTGAGAGAAAGGAAAAGGACTCATGAAAGAGCTTTTTGGTCTCGATCTTCGATCGAATGACTGGAACTTCCGTGCCAGCTCCCGCGATGTTGGTGGACGTTGGCGGAAAATCTCCAACTTCGACGTCGAAGTCAACGAAGCCGAGGTGCCAACAGACCTCAAAATCCGCTTCTATCGAATTCGCGACGCAATTCTAAAGGAACTTCAATGACCAATCTCTTCAACAACGTCATCAACTTCCTGGCGGGAGTCGTTCTCATTGCCGCCCTCTTTGCCCTCTTTGCGGAGTTTTAATTCCAATGTCTCAACCCAGCATCATCATGACTCCCGAACGCATCGAATCCTACTCTGAGCCAAGAAACCGAGAGCGCCTCGAAAAGCTCCTCGACATCTTCAACAAAAACCATCTCGACCTCGACTTCTTCCTTGCTAACGACCTGCTTCAGCTTCTGATCGACACCGATCACAAAGGCTACATTGAAGCCGCCCAGAAATCGCGCCAAATTCTGGAGAAGAACAATGTCTGAACCCTCGCTTAACTCAGCCATTCGAGCCCTTCTCGACGCCGGCAACATCGAAGCCGTAATTTCACTCGCCGAGAGTCTCCGCGACCAACGAGACCGGGCGGAGATGAAAGTAACAGCCTACCTTCACGAAATCAAAGAACTGGCGACTCGTTTCGCCAACATCACCGAACCCAAGACGGGGCGAAAGCTATCCGACCCGAAAGAAAATCCCTCCCCAGTGCATAAATCTGAATCTGTGTCTGTGTCTGTGTCTGAGTCTGGCTCTGGATCCAAGCCCCGAAAAGAAAAACAAAAAGAAAAACATTCCTCAGCAATCGACATCGACCTGGACCTTTGATGCAATGGCCAAGGAATTTTCCGTCGTCCAATAGACGCCGCCCTTAAAGCTCTCCCGGAGAAAAAGAAATGAGAAAAGAACGATTGAAAACAATCCAAGTTCTCTTGGAATTCAAAGTACCAACAGGAGTCGACTTCGCCGAAATCCGAAACTGTATCATAACCAATCTAGAAACTTTTGGCGGCAATCGTCCTCCAGAAGACTTGTTGTTCGACTCTCTCCGTGACGTTCGTGTAAGCAAACCTATCACACCTTGGCGTGACCTAGAGAAGAAACCAAAGTTAAGAGTCGTAAAATAAATGTATGCCTACTGAAGCCCCTTCCATGTATGCCTCTTTCCTTCCCCTTGCCTACCTCCCCTCCCCATGATAGGCTAACCGACAGATGGCCAACATTACCGACTCAGAGGAACTCCAACTCGAACTGGTAGAGGATCAGGAACTTAATCCTGACCTCGACCCGGTCACAAACCCAGATGCTCAAGAAGCCCTGTCGCTAAAGTATTCCAACGTCGCGGTTCTTGTAATTCCCCTCAAGTCCGGAAGATTCGCCATCCTCGATCGGGGATACAACCTCCACATCATCCTCGACGAACCGCCAAGTTCCGACGAGATTCGAGCCTTGTCTCTTTCCTTTTCTGTCAGCCTTTCCTGGCAAGTCAAACAGCGCGAGGCCGGAATCTTCTTCGGCGAACCAAGCATCGAAGACCAAGTTCGAGACCTACGGGCCGCCGATAAAAAACCAAAAAGAAAAAACCAAGCTATCGACATCGACCTGGATTCTCTTCTCTAGGAATAAAAAATGGCCAATACCAAAAAAGCAAGTCTCGAAGACCTAATCTCCCGCGAAGCTCGGGCGTTAGCGACCGCAATCATCGAGGATAAATTATCCAAGCTCGACCCGCCACTCCCGCTTCCCAAGGACTCAGCCCTAGAAATCCACATCGACCAGCTGCTTTCCATCGACCCCTCCATCATCGAACGAGCCAAGACCCGCGTCGAAGCAAAAGTCGACGCCTATTCCCAATCCCTCGCGGCGATCGGCCTAGAACTCCGACTCGAATATTCCAACGCCATCGACATCGAACTGGGATAAGACTCTTATGTTCAGTCTTAAACCCCTTCCACCAATGGTAGACTCAGACCTCCTGAGTCAGCATACCAATCGTCTCGCTCGGTCGATAAATCTTCGGCGAGAGTTTATGATCTACCAAATGCTCCAGCATTGGGTCTCCGAACTCGAACCGACAATAATCCTTCAACAAGATTTCAATTCCATTTGTGGTGATAGACTAATCGGCCTCGGACTCCTCGATGATCCAACAGGACTGGTCGTTATCAAAGCGCCAGAGTGGAGCATCTGAACCATGCCTTCCGACAACAACTCACTCCTCGCCCAAAACGCTCGACAGATTCTGACTCGGGCCGCGATGTCTGACATCGGACTCGAAGTCAAGGTCGAAGTCGTCGGCGACCTTCCCTCCCCAGCCCTTAGAGCAAAACAGATATTGTATCGGTTTAAGAAAGAAAATCGAGACTGGCAACACATTCAAGTCCGGTTACATCCCACTGAACCCGAAAACAAAATCTGGGTCATCAACACTCCCAACGTCCCTATGCCAGACGACCCGGACGAAAACCCCGAAAAAGACGAAGTGGAGATCGACCTTTGAGTTACGCTCTATTACTTGAATGGGCATTGTTATGGTTTGGTTATGCTCCAACAGGCATGACTCCAGAAGCATTGGAACATCTTTTGCTCAACCATGATCCGCCATATAATCTAACCGAAAACGCCATTCTAAAATTTATGCACAGAATCCGTTCCGGTGACTTCGACTCCAAAAGGAACTCCTGATGCCCGCTTCTTCCGACCGCGATGTACCCAAAGTCCGAGTCTGTCATAGGCTTTGGGAAGACGACTTGGAATTCATCCGAGAAATCGCCAGCTCCGGCGGATCGGGCGAAAATGCCATCATCCGACAGATGGTCCATTCCGTTGTGCTTCAGATGAAAGCAAAGCAGCGCGAAGCCTTGGACAAGATAGAAAGCTGAAAGGACTCCCTCCATGGCCCAATACGTCTCCCACGCCAGAACCATCTCCGAACTCAAGGACGAATTCCTCTCCGACATCCAACGAAGACTTGACCATCTGGATCAGTCCCTAAAACAGATCCGTCCGAACGCTTCTGAAGCCGCGCGAATTGCCCGAGTCCGACAAGAGCTTCTCGTGATTCTTGACTACTGGAAAAACGTAGAACTCAAAGGTCTCGGCCAAGACACTATTCCCGGAGCATAACCAAATGCCTTCCATCGAACGCGCTGGCTACGACCTGGGCATGGGCAGAGTCACTGGAGACATGCCCGGACTCTATTACGACCAAGTTGCCGCCCGTCCACGTCCCTGTCAAGTCATCGAAGTCTTCCAAGACGGCGACGTAACTATCGAACTGGACGGCGTCCGTATCCAAACCAAGTGGCGTTTCGTAGCTCCAGGAAAACCATCCAATGGCTGATCCCAACCTGACCGCTGCCCTTCGCGGTGCTCTCGACCTTCTCGACGGAGACTCGCCCCTCTCCGAAGCAGATCCAAAAGCGGTCGATGAACTTCTGGATCGGATCAACCAGAACCTTGTCGCTGGGCTTCCAGGTCGAATTACCGACAAGGACTTAACCTCTTTCGTCAACATGGTCCGGGCGCAAGCCTATCGTTGGACCCAAGAAGACCAGAACAAAACCCCGAAAGTTCGGGAACGAAAAACCCACTCCCAAGCTGTCGACATCGAACTGTAGGAGGACTCTATGCGCGACCTGATGCTGATTCATTACATCCTTCTTCTCGGCCTTGCCGTTGTCGGCATCGCCACTTGGACCCGGCGAAGGTAAGGAACCAATCACAATGGACATCAAAGAGACAACCCCTCCTCCGCAACAAAGAACATTTAGCTTGAACATCACTCAAAACGAAATGGAGGAAATCAAACTAGCATTCGATAATATGCTAGCGCGCGAACCTCAATGGTATACAAACTCTCAACAAGAAAAAGTTCGCGTTATGAGAGATAAAATATACCAAATGCTACGAGACAGAAAATGCTCGTAAACCTCCTCGACACAGTAGAAGCGGTTGAACATGAAACCGAAATACTCCTCGGTGTCAGTCTCAATTCCAGCTTCTCAGCAACCATTCCCCATCTCCAGATCGCCCATGACTCCACTTCCATCAAAGCCGGAAAAAAGTGCTGGCGGAACTACTACTACTCCATCGTCTTGGGTCATAGCCTTTCCGGAACAGGACTAAATCCGCATTTATTTTTCGGAACCTTATTCCACGCTGGAACAGAACTTTACACAAAGTTGGTAATTGGAAATTGGGACTGGAAGCTGTATCGTCAACTTCGAAAGACTGGTCTCGAAGAAAAATTCCTCCGAAGCATCAGGTCCGGCATCGGCCACGACGATGCGATCTTAGTAGTTGTCAGGTGGCTACTCTACTATTCCTTCGACCATAAGAACAAGTCCCCCTGGATCAGTACCGAACCAACAAAGTCTCTGAAAACCCTTCTCCGAACAACCATCTGGTATCTCGACTATTTCAAGGACGAAAAGCTAGAAACCCTAACTCTCGAAAACGGCAAGCCAGCAGTTGAATTATCTTTCCGCTTCCCACTCAACGACCTTCTCGAAGACGAAGACTTCCTTGCCCCCAGCGGGGAAGAGTATCTTCTTTGCGGTCATATGGACCGAGTCGTCAGGATCGGGAGTTTAATCTACGTCCTCGACAAAAAGACAACCAAATACGCCCTCGATGACAATTATTTCGATCAATACTCCCCCGACATTCAAATGACGCTCTATTCTCTCGCGGCCCAAGTAATTTTCCCGGACGAAGTCGGAGGCATAATTGTCGACGGATGTCAGGTTCTTGTAAACGGAACCAGATTTCGAAGACGCGAGGCATTACGTGTTCCTGAACACTTCGAAGAATTTCTCAAGGGCTTCAAACGATACATCTCCGAACTGGAAGAGAATGTCAGATTAAATGACTGGCCCATGCGAGAAACCAGCTGCGGCTTCGGCTACATGCAATGCCAATTTCGCCCCGTGTGCTCTGCTGACCCAGCTTCTCGGCCCGAAATCCTAGAAAACTTCTATCCAAAGAGAATCTGGGACCCCTTAATCCCTCGATAAGGATCCAACTCCAATGAAGATCGAAATTGAAATTGGCGACATCCATCCTGGAGTATCCGGAGCGGTTCGGGTAGTTCGTCGTGACACAACCAATGCGGTTCGAATCGAAATCGACATCCAAGACAACGACCAACTGACCATTCATTTTCTCGACCAAAACGAGCTAATGAGTTGGCTTAACCGACTCAATCTAGCAGCCAGGTCTCAAACCTATGAGAAATACGATGGCTGAAACGAAAGTCCTCGACATGAAAATCCTCGACCTCTGGGCAATCGACCTCGACCAGTCGGAAGAAACCCTCTGTCGTTGGTGGAACACATTTAATTTCTGGAATTGGCCCGAAGACTTATCCGACTTAAAACCATCCAACTACGACGATTGGGCTCCCAACAGGAAACATACCTATATCCACCCAATCATGCGCGCCATCTACGACAAAGTTCCGATTAAAACTTTACTGAAATGGCACCATGTCCACAACCTGGGTTGGACAGAAGCCCGATCCGACGCCTGGTGGGGTAGTGAAAATGTCTAAAGACCTCCAATCCTGGCTAGAGGACAAGATCGTCCAAGCCCGCGACGACCAACAGACTTCCCAACGAGTCGCTCAAGGCTCCTACGGCAACGGATATGCTTGCGGAGAGTTAAGAGCACTCCAAGAAGTCTGGGAGTTTATGGAATTTGAGTTAGAAACGGAGAAGGACTCCTCCCCATGATACGTCTTGAAATCATCATCGACAAAGAAAACAAAATCCAGGTCCACGACCCCCGCGGACATTATTGGCACGCAAAGGACTTGGCCGCCTTGCCGCGAGCCGTTGCGAGCTGTCTGCGAGGCTACGGAGAGCACATAAAAAATCTCGCTGGTGAGATTCCCAAGGACGACCCCAATGCCTGAAACCGAGAACCTCCCAGCGAAGATTACCGACTCAGAATCCTCGCCCCAGAGCCTACCAACAGTATCTGAATCAGGAGCTGTATCTGAATCTAACCCAGAGAAAGTTCTGGCAGTAATTCTGTCGATGGCCCGGGACGATTCCCTAGACATCCAGAAACTTCAAGTTCTCTTGGACATGCAACACAAAATGGAGGTTCGACAGGGAGAGATTTCATTCAGTCGGGATCTAGCCCAGTTGGCCGCCAAGATGCCCCAGATTCCAAAGAACGGGCGAGTTTCCCTGGGGGAAGGAAAGGGAAGTTATCCTTTTGCCAAATGGGAAGACATGGACAAGATCATCCGACCACTCATGGCCGAGTTCGGCTTTGTCTTGGGCTTCGACAGCATGGACACCAATACCGGAATTCGAGTCACCGGAATCCTGTCCCACAAAGACGGGCATTCTCGTTCAGCGTCAATGACCCTTCAGCTCGATTCCGGCCCGGGCAGAAACACAAACCAGGCAATGGGATCAACGCTTTCCTACGGGAAGAGATATACCGCCGAAATGCTGTTGAACATCGTCCGCGAGGGCGAAGATACCGACGGCAAGAAATCCGGCGTCAAAGCCCCGCAGGGTTTCGGAAAAAGATAGGGCTTTTGTATCCTCCGACTCCAGAAAGGGACTCTTTCCATGCCTGATTCCGAACAAATCGAAAAGATGCCGTTTTATGTCCGCAGGTTTATGGGACATACCATAACCCTTCGAGACGATCTGGCCTGGAACGTCGACGGCCCTGAGTTCGACGGGAAGTATCTGGTTTGCGATTCCTTCAGGGCCGCCTGCCAAGAAGTCGAGAAGCGAGCCAACGAGACCCGCCAACTCGAAATGAAGAATCTTAAATTCTCAGCACGGGTTGTGAACTCCAATGGCCACATCATCGAAATCGACCGCATCAACCGCCGCTCCAATTCCATCACCGGCGCCGAAGTAGGCGACCATATCTATCCCAATACCATTCAGACCCGAGCCTTGATCGCCCGAACCGCTGAACTCCGCAAGGCGTGGCTCGAAGCTGAAGACTTGCTCAAACGACTCCAAATCAAAACCACTCGGGGCTACGGAACCCTCGAAGTCGAAAACTACCCCCGCGCCATTCTCCAACTCAGAGACGAGATCGAAGCGAAAACCCAGCTCGCCAACGAGTTGCTGAATCCAAAACCCGAAACGGAAACGGAAGGAGGACCAGAATCAAAATCTGAACCCTCTTCCTAATTCCGACACAGACGTTTTTTCAACTTCAACAAGGAAACAATCTCATGTCCGATCCTACCGAACCCGTCGATCTCGCTGGCCTTCTCGACAAGCCGATGGGGGAGTTCCTCGACTTACCAGACCTGCCCCCAAAGAAGACCTTCTACGGCAAGATCACCGGGGTCTACGCCGACCGGAGTTCCCGAAAGGAAACGCCACTGTATCGGTTCACGGCGAAGTTGACCGACCCCGGCGCCGACGTGCCGGCGAAGGTCATCGAAGACTTGAAATCGCAGGGCTTCGCTCTTTCCGACTACGAGGCATCGGCGAACTTCTACCTGACTCCGAACGCAATGAAGATTTTGCGTCGGTTTCTGGAAACCCTGGGCTTTTCCCCCGCCGTGTCGGTCCGAACCAACATGAAGATCGACACCGACGGTAACCCAACCGCCGAGACCCAGGAAGTCTTCCGTGACCGGGACGTGATCATCCGGACTCCGGAAGCGGCCGACAACGGGAAGGTCTACCTCCAGAACGTCGACTCGATGGCAGGCGTAGTGAAGAAGTCGGAGGGGTCGCCAACCCCGTCCTAGAGTCACTACCCTACTCGGAGCTGCCGGGGGACAGTTCCTGAGTCGGCAACGGAAAGCCGCGGACCCGTGATCGTAACCAGGCTTGACGTGGGGACCAGAGGTCCCTTCCTGTTTCAGACACCTTCTCGCAGGTCGCTCAGGAGAAAGTAACGTGTTTGGAAAATCTCCGCCGGTACTTCGCGAAGCAGTTGGAACAGAAAGGTTGACAAAGAGTCTTGATCTTCTCCGTATAGTAGTGGCAGAGAAAGTATCTCTCAACGACTCCGACTTCGGCCTTTGCCCTTTTCATGAAGAAAAGACTCCAAGTTTTCATCTATTCATGGCGAAGTCAGGTAGGGCAAGATTTCACTGTTTCGGTTGTGGCGCAAGCGGCGACATTTTTAACTATCTCAAAACTTCCGACAAACTTGGCTATCACGAAGCAATCAATAAACTTGGCGAAATGCTACAGCGGGAAATACTTCCCGACTCTAAATCAGGCCCCGGTTCTGTCGCCCTTCCCGAGCAACCTGCGAGCAGGGTCGGAATCTGCGAACAGGACTGTCAAGTTTATATAAACCTTCGAGAAGACTATGAGCTTCTTTTAGAAGAAAACGAAGTCCTTCGCGAAACGGCCAACATTGCTGACTTTCAGCCAATCAACGAACTAAGTTCCGATAAGCGAATTGCTGAATGGGTAGTAGGAACTTGTGAATTATTTGGAACCTCGACCTCAACTGCCTATCGAATCGCTGGACTCTTTGTTCAAGGAATTGGAAAAAAATCATGAACCTCGATCCCTCCTCCATCATCGTCAAAAATCGACAGAGAAAATCTGTCGACATCGACGAACATTTCATCAGTTCGGTAAAGCGCCGACTGATTCAACCGATCGTGGTGAGAAAAGAAAACGACGAAATCCATCTTGTCGTTGGAGGGCGGCGACTGGCCGCCCTCACAGCCCTAGAAACAAACCCGTTGATTGAAAATGTCCACTTCCGCTTCATCGAAAACCTATCCCCAACCGAAGCCCGAGTCGCCGAACTCGAAGAGAACATCAAAAGATCCGAACTCCCGTGGCGGGACCATATTCTCGGCATTGCCGAAATCCACGAAACCAAGCGGGCCGAAGAACCAACTTGGGACTTGAGCAAAACCGCCGAAGCAATCTCAACTTCCGAACGTTGGATTCGAATTTGCCTGATGGTCCGAAAGAATCTCGACTCCCCCATTTTAAAAGATGCCGGAAGCATTTCCCAAGCGTACAACCTTCTCCAACTCGCTGCTGAACGCAAAACCGGACAAATTCTCGGAGACATCATCAATGCTGGGAAGCAGATTTTTAGCGAAACCGGAACAGAACCAGTTCCAGAACCAACGCCTATACCTGCATCGAGTCCAGAAGCTGAACAAATTGGGGAAATTCTTCTTACTCCCGGCCTTGTTCCTGACTCAGAAACTAACCCTATTCCTAGCCCGAAAAATCATGAGCATGTTCCTGTTTCGCCTATCCAGCCGGCTCCTGAAGCTCCAAAAGAGCCTCAGAACCCCGTGATCCAAGCCGATTTTCTCGACTGGATTTCTTCCTATTCCGGCCCGAAGTTCAACCTAATCCATGTCGATTTTCCCTACAACGTTGAATACAAAGCCTATGCGGAAAGTATTTCTAGCACCGAAGAAGACTACGAATCCAAAAACTACTGGGAACTCCTCGATGGATTCATTCATAATCTCGACCGCTTTGCTTCCTATTCAGCTCACATCATGTTTTGGTTTTCGATGGAATTTTATGAGGCTACCCGAACCAAACTTGATTCGGTGGGCTTATTTGTCCATCGGCATCCTCTCATCTGGTTCAAGTCCGACAACGCTGGTATCATTCCCGGTCGGGACAACCAGTATCCTCGGCGAGTTTATGAAACTGCCCTTTTGTGTTCCAGAGGGAGGCGGCCTTTAGTCAGAAGCCTGGCGAATTGTTATCCATCGCCTTTGCCGAATAATGCCATCCACCCAAGTCAGAAATCAGAGCCCATGCTGAAGCACTTTTTCGGAATGCTCATCGACGAAACAACGGACGTCTTCGATCCGACCTGTGGCTCTGGCGCTGCCTTGAGAGCAGCAGAAGAACTCGGCTGTAGAAAGATCCTCGGCCTCGACACCAACAAAGACTACGTTGAACGGGCCAACTCCTCGATAAATCAAGCCCGGATTCTTCGAAGGATCAAGTTGTGAGGACTGTATTCGTCGGTGAGGCGTGGGGAAGAAGAGAAGCCCAGCTTCAACACGCCCTTGTCGGTCCAACAGGAAGGGAACTCACTCTCCAACTCGGTGCGGCCAACTTCGCCCCGTACATGAAACTTCTTTGTCGGGAATGTAAGAGAGAGACAGAGTTCCTCGACGGAAGGTGTACCTTCTGCCACGAATACACTTGGCCAAATGAACTCAACCTGGTTCATCATTGGAAAGTGATGCAACAGACGCAGGATTTGTTCGTTACCAACGTCTTCAACGAACATCCACCGGAAGTTTGTAACAACTGCGGAAGTCACAATATCAACCTCTTCGGAAAGCCAAGCTGCAAGGACTGTAAATCAAAAAGTATTCGATCCAACGATCTCGGCTGGTTCTTTTCAACCGAAAAAGAGACTCCAATGCCGCCGTGGAAAGCGAGTCAACATTCCCGCGGAACTCACGTGAAGGATGAATTTTACCAGAAACACGTCAAACCCCTCTGGGCGAGACTTGGGGACTTAAACCCAACGTTGATCGTAGCCTTGGGAAATGCTGCCTGTTGGGCGCTTTTAGGTCAGACAAAGATCACCACTCTTCGAGGCACAGTTTCCAGGACCAACACAGAATTAACTGGATTGGACTTTAAAGTTCTCCCCAGTTTTCATCCCGCCGCAGTTCTCAGAAACAACAAGCTCCGCGTTACTTCCATTGCCGACTTCCAAAAGGCTTCTCGGGAGCGGAACTTTCCGGAGATCCGACGCCCCTTTCGTTTCATAACCATTCCCGCTCCAACTCAGGACGGTCTCCATAAAATACGAGCCTGGATCGACTCTAATCGTCATCGGAAACTTGCAAACGATATTGAAACCCTTAGAGGTCAAATTTCCATCGTTGGCTTTGCCTCAAGTCCTTCCAACGCCTTGGTCATTCCTTTCCGTGATGCTCATACCAAAGACGGAAAAATCATCGACATCGGACGGATAGCTGCCTCGATAGGCTTTCCAGAAAACGGGATCAACTTCTGGCAGAACGAGAACCTAGAGTTCCAAGCCTGGAAACTGGTTCAGGAAATCGAAGAGTCGGACTGTGAAAAAATTTTCCAAAATGGCGTTTATGACATGAGTCATTTCATCCGAATGGGCATCCATCCTCGAAACGCTGCTCACGACACAATGCTCTGGCATCATTCGAGATATCCAGAGCTTCCAAAGACTCTCGGATACCTGGGCTCTATCTACGCCAACGACATCGCCTGGAAACAAATGAGCCGTGCCGACAATCTGAAACGAGACGAATAGGAGACTCCAATGGCCAGGTTTCTCGAACTAAGCACCGGAACATCTACAACCAAGACCTACGTCAACCTCGACGAAGTGGCAATCGTTGTTTTATCTCACGACACAGCAACATTCCACTTCCGCTCCGACGCAGAACTCAAAACAACCATTTCTGCTTTAACTCCCGAGAGCTATGAGAAACTTCGTCAGCTTTTCAAACTTGCAGTTTAGGAGCTTTGAAAATGTCTTCCTCCCTTGTCGACATTGCCGGCGAACTCGTAACTCCCTACGAAACCGAAAAGGCGTTCCGCTTCTATGACGGAACAACTACCGTCTGGCTGCCAAAATCTCAAGTCGAATGGGATGAGAGCGATCGCAAACCATTCTCTGGAACCATGACCATGCCTGAATGGTTGGCGAAAGATAAGGGACTCATCTAGTGAAAAATTTCGCCATCTCAACGAAGACAAGTTTCTTAGATTTGAAATCTAACAAGGAACTCCGAATGCCGTTTCATGTTACCAAAATCATCTCTGGCGGACAAACGGGGGCCGACCAAGCCGGACTCGCAGCCGGAAAAGAACTTGGCCTTGAAACTGGCGGTTGGATGCCAAAAGGTTTCCGTACCGACGACGGCGCAAGACTCGACTTCAAACAACTCTACAACATGAAAGAGCATGAAAGCTTTTCCTACCCTCCCAGGACAGAACTCAACGTCCAAATTTCCGGGGCGACCTTTCTCTTTGGCAACTTGCATTCTCCTGGAACGAAACTGACTCAACGTCTCTGTTTCAAACATGGCAAGGACCATTTCTTCGTTCCCTGGGTGCCGCGCCAAGCCATACCAATTACCGACGACGACTGGTTCTCAGCAACCGAACCGTTTCGAGTCTGGTTGAATCAGTACGAAGACTGGGACACCTTAAACGTCGCTGGAAACAGAGAACGCACCAATCCGGGAATCTTTCTTGCATGTAAGACATTCCTCGTCCGGGCCTTCAAAATCGAACTCGGGATTCCCTGATGCGACGGTACTTAGGGTACAGGAAGTCGCAATGGGAGGCTCAACAACTCTTGAATGAGAGCATTTGATGCCAGTTATACAGGCACACGACCTACCTATCGACGCTGGCAATCAGGCTGTCTATAATGGTTACGACTGTGCTCTCACGTTCGAGATAGATCAGGCTCGCGAAGCGTTAAGGGAAAACGACACGCTGATCTATGACCTCGAACGCGCCATGCAAGGCCCGGTCCTCGAAATGATGGGTCGTGGTTTCCGGGTTGACATGCACGAAAGAGAAAACGCAATCATCATTCTGAAAGAAAAACAAGACTCCCTTGAACGGATTCTTTCCGCCTTCGTCAGCGCCACTGGAGCATCCTATACCAACAAACTTTCCAACTCGCCGAAACAACTCCAAGAGCTTTTCTATTCCCGAATGGGACTCAAACCGATTGAGCGAGTTCTCGACGGCGAAGTTAAACGCCCCATGAACCGGGAAACTTTAGAAAAGTTGTCCCTTTCCGACCAGTTTGCCGAACCCATCATCAACGCAATTCTTCTCGACCGAGATCTAAAGAAATCCCTTCAGGTTCTTGAAACTCAAATCGACCCCGACTGGCGATGGAGGTGTTCCTACAACATCGGTGGAACGACTACAGGCCGGTTCTCTTCGTCAAAATCCCCCTTCATGGCCTTCGTCGAAGAGTCCCAAGCCTGGAAACAGACCGGAAACAACTTCCAAAACATAACCGAGGAGCTTCGCCGTGTCTTTATTCCCGACCTCGGATTCAAACTCTACGGGATCGACAAAGCGCAATCTGAAGCGCGCGATGTGGGCTGGTTCTGTGGCATTATGTTTGGTGATTGGAGCTATCTGGACGCGTGTGAGTCTGGAGATTTGCATACTGCGGTTACGCGTCTATTGTACCCAGATTGGGATTGGACGGGCGATCTTAAAAAGGATCGCCAAATTGCCGAAAGGCGGTTCTATCGGCTATTTACGTTCCGTGATGCTTCGAAACGGCTCGGTCACGCTACTAATTATTATGGCTCACCTAGAGAAATCTCTCGACAAACTCGAATCCCACAGAACTTAGTCGAGGAATTTCAGGAAAGATACTTCACAGCATTTCCATGTATTCGTCGGATGCACGAATGGGTAGCGCAACAACTTCAGCGGGAAAGATTCTTGGTCAATTCCTTTGGAAGAAAGCGAGACTTCTTCGACAGGCCGAACGACCCAGACACACTAAAGGGCGGAATAGCGTACTTGTTCCAGTCCGCCACGGGCGACTGTCTCAACCTCGGACTCTACCGTCTCTGGAAAAAGATGGGCACAGGCCCGGTCCAAATTCTGAGTCAGCTACATGACGCCGTGTATTTCCAGATGCCGGAAACCAACGAAACCGAGGAACAGGACTGGCTCCGACAAGCTCTCGACTGCATCCAAGTCACCCAGAAGTTCGCCAACCGTTCCATGACCATTCCCGGCGAAGCCGTAGCCGGGTACAACTGGGCTCACAGGTTTCGCTTACTTGAGGATGGTAGTCGAGAAGATTGGAACCCCAAAGGACTCCAAGGAATCAGAATCAACTAAAGGAACTCTCTCAATGACTCTCATGATCCCTACTACTCTCCCAACCAACTGGTGTGATAAAGCGCTAGAAGTCGGCGGAATTATTGCTGGTGGTGCGTGTAGAGACCTTATTCTAGGGCTTCCTATAGCCGACGTAGACATCTTCATTCCAGGATTCAATCTTGACTCAGAGTCCAATTCAGAATCTGAAGGATTCCAGGAATACAAAACTGGATTTCGTTGTAAGGATGTTATAGAAAACGACGCAAAATTTCAAATAATACAACACAGATTCGACAGAAACGATGTTCTTGAAGTTCTTAGTCACTTCGACGTGGGCATATGCCGAGTCGCCTATGACCCCCTAACCAAAACCTGGATTCTAACGGAAGAATTCTTGAAAGACGTTCGCGAGAAAAGATTGACAGTGTATTTGGAGAATTACAGACACAGCGAACATTTGGCTAAACTAAAAGCCAAATTCCCAACATACAAAGTTGTTGTGGAAGCTATTCTGGAAGATCTGTTTTAAGGAGACTCCAACATGAGCGTTCAACCTGTTGATCCCAGAATGGAAGCCCAACGCAACGAGTTCGCGGCGTTGAGAAGACTCAACAAAGCCTTTGTTTCTTTACCCCCGATCGTTGACGACTCATACCCCGAATTTCGCCGGGTGTATGAGCAAGAATTGACGAACTTTCTCCATGCCCTAGTGGCAAACGGAAGGATCTGACTCATGCGACCAGTTATGTCTCTCGACGATCTTCAAATCAAGATGGCAGCGAGAAGTCGGGAACTGTTTCCCGAATGCCAGAATTGGACCCGTTCCGATTGGCTCACAGCCCTTGTTGGCGAAATCGGCGAACTCGCCAACATCATCAAGAAAAAGAACCGCGAGCCAAGCCGGGACTATCATGCTGCGATGGTCGAAGAAGTTGGCGACTCAATAGCCTATTTTCTTCTTCTTGCTGAAAATCTAAACATCAGTGCCGAAGGAGCTACCATTGGTTCATATAACAAAGTCTGTTTACGAAAGGGTGCCCCTCACCTACAAATCGGAGAAGACTAATGATTCTTACTCTCTGCGGCTCGGCCAGGTTCGAGAAAATCTGGCACGAAACCAACAAACAACTCGGACTCGCAGGACATCATTCCTTTGCCTTGATGACCTATCCATCCATCGAAGGCGAAAAGACCTGGTACACAGACGACCAGAAATGGACCCTTGACCTGTTGCATTTCGCCAAGATCGAAGATTCGGTCGGGGTCGTCATGCTCAACGTCAACGGATATCTGGGAGAATCTTCTTCCCGAGAACTCCGCTGGGCCAGGATCAGGGGAAAGAGAGTCTTCTGGCTCTGGGAAAACGACGACCGGAGACTCGGTTCCGAACCCTGGCTCGGCGAACTTATCGGACTCGACGCCATCGAAACCATTCTGGAGAAAGTGGAAGGGCTATGAAACTACTTCGAGTCATCATCGAGTCGCCCTATTCCGGCGACATCGAACGCAACACCCTCTACGCTCGGCGAGCCCTTGCCGACTCACTGTCTCGGGGCGAAGCCCCCAGTGCATCACATCTGTTATACACCCAAGTTCTCAACGATTCCAAGCCAAAGGAACGATTGAAAGGAATGAACGCCGGATTCGCTTGGATGGAGGTAGCGGAACTCACAGTCGCTTATGTCGACTACGGCGTCTCCGACGGAATGCAAACCGGAATCGACAGGGCAAACAAGTCGAAAATCCCAGTGGAGTATCGCCGGATCGGCAAGAATCCAGAATAGGAGTCAGTTCCATGATCCTCGGAATAGCCGGCCCGAAAGGCTCAGGCAAGTCCACCCTTGCCAATTTGCTTGTTAATGTCGGTTGGAAACGCACCGGCTTCGCCCAACCAATCAAGTCGATGATGCGAACCTTGCTTCTCTACCAGGGCGCCGACAATCATTCCGTCGACCAAATGCTCAACGGCGATCTGAAAGAAACCCGAACCGAATTTCTCTGCGGCCAAACACCCCGCTGGGCGATGCAGACTCTCGGCACCGAATGGCGCAATCTTGTCGACAAGGAACTTTGGACCGAAGCCTGGAAAAGGAACATCAGATCTTATCCTTCCGGGACCAAGATTCTCGTCGACGATCTTCGCTTTCTTCACGAAGCAAGAGCAGTACGGAACTTCAATGGAAAAGTGATTCTGATAACCCGTCCCGGCACCGGCCCCGGAACCCACGCTTCAGAGAAAGAATATCTCGAAATCTCTTACGACGGGGCGATCGTTAACGACTCAACCCCGGAGCAAATGCTAACGAACCTTGGTTCGATCATGGAGTATTGGAAATGATAAAGAAATCCGAATCCCTTTCCAGTAGAGCTGCTCGACTCAAGAACCGAAAATGTCATCGAGGCCACAGCCGAAAGAACGGTATTGTTGAAGTCGACTACAGAACCGGGGGAGTAAGAATCAGATGCCGAACCTGCCACGCTGAACGGCTTCGAAAATACCATTCTGAAGGAAGACCTTACCGCTACTAACAAGACAAATAAAGGTTCCGAACTTTGACCGACTGGATCGACGAGTTCATGTCGTTAACTGAGGGCATCCGCTCGCCCGAATCGTTTCGGTTATGGACAGCCATAACTACAATTTCCTCGGTCCTGGAACGAAGGGTCTGGATCGAAACAGATCAGGACCGACTTTATCCCAACATGTATACGATTTTATCTGGTGGTCCGGCGTCGGGAAAAACCCTCATGGTCACGTTTGCCAAACGACTCCTCGCTAAACTTGCCGGGCCGGTGGGAATTTTTCTCGGTCCCGACAATACCTCTCCGGCAGCTTTTCTCGACTATTTGGAAAAATCAACCAAAATGTCCATCAATGGAATGGGCATGGACATGTACTCTGCCATGTCTGTTATGTGCATGGAACTCGGAGTTCTTATTTCCAAATACGACAAAGATTTCGTTGCAAACCTAACCACTCTTTACGACAATCCCGATACCTTCGACGCGCCAAGAAGAGTGTCCAAATCAATTAATGTCGAAGCCCCCACAGTTAACATCCTGGCCGCCGCCACCCCCGATGCCATAGGCGACATCATTCCCGAGTCAGCTTGGGGCCAGGGCTTCACTTCCCGACTCGTCTTTATCTATGGTACTGCTCCAGAGCAAACCCGACACATTTTCAAAAAGCGAAAGAACGTAGATGTTTCCAGCCTCGAAATCGGTCTCAAAGAAATGTACGACGAACTTCACGGTGAAGTCGAATGGGAACCGCCAGCCCAGACCGCAATGGAAACCTGGTTCAACATCGAAAAGATGGCGCCAGTGCCAACCTACGGAAGACTGGTAAATTACAAGGGCCGGAGAGATGTCCATATTATGAAACTCGCCATGATCTCCGCTGCTGCGGGTGGTCACGGACAAATCGTAACCGAGTTCGACTTTCGAAGAGCCCAGAAATGGCTTTTCGAAGCTGAAGAAACCATGCCCGACGTGTTTCGTGCGATGGCGCAGAAATCCGACACCCAATTACTTCAAGACGCACACCACACAATCTATGTCAAATACAACAACATCGACGAAAAGCAACGCAAACCTATTTCCGACCGGGAACTCTGGAAGGTTTTTGAAGACAAATGCCCCCATGATAAGATTAGCAGTTTGATAACCGCTATGGAGAAAACTGGACGAATCCGACGAAGCCTTCTCCCCGGTGAATGGATTCCCAATCCGCTTTAGGAGTCAGTTGATGCGAACAATTCTCGACGGGCTACGCTGTTCTAAAGACGGCGATATGAAGGAAGTTCT